TATCGGCATTAGTCGCTGCGCTTTATATTAAAGATAGAGTGCCAAAAGGAGTAAGCCCAACGGCTCATCCTGACTATTTCTTAGCAGCCAAAAAAGCAGTTGGCGTTAATTCACCAGACATTGCCGCAAGAAAATTAAAATATTATGAATATTTCTATGGAGACCCTGCTTCTGCTGCGGTAGAGAAAGACACAAATCCTCCTGCAGTTGAGCCACCAAAGGATGGAAGTAATCCAACACCTGGTCCATCAGAAGCATCTATTGCCAATGGAACTGATAATACTGGTTTCCGCGATCCAAATAACAAATACCCACTAAAAGAATATATTGGCGAGCCAGATACAAATCGTTTAGCACGTGGAATTGTTGATGGTACTATTGTTGCTAAAAAAGATGCATCTATTCAAAAGGGTGTTCCAAAAGCAATAGGACAAGGTAGTTGGGATCAAAATTTACCAGCATACGGTGCGCAATATCCATACAATAAAGTAATGGAAACTGAGTCAGGACACGTTCAAGAGTTTGATGACACACCTGGATATGAACGTATTCACACTTATCATAGAGCAGGAACTTATCATGAAATAGATCCAATGGGCACTCAGACTAATTATATTGTTGGCGACAACTTTATGATTACTGAACGTAATGGCTTCGTTTGGATCGGTGGTGAGTGTAACTTAACAGTTGATGGTAATGTCAATATCTTCTGTCGAACTGATGCTAATATTGAAGTTTCTCAGAACGCCACGGTAAAGGTTGGTAACAATTTAGACATTGGCGTTGCAAATAATGTTACTCTTGCAGTTGGTGGTGATATGCAATTAAAAGCTGCTGGTAAGTTAGATATTGCTGCTGATAACATCACAATGAAATCTGCCAACAACATGTTCTTCCAAGCAGGTGTTGGCACAAGTATTAAATCAGAATCAGTTCAGATTGAATCTGCATCAGATATGAATATCCTTGCTGGTGGAACATTAAATGCTGATTACGCTCAAGGACAGTTTGGTAATGGTGCATCTGGTGCACAAGATGTTCAAGATTTTACTTTAACCCCACCACCTGCAGGGGATCCATTGAACCCAACAGTCCCACAATTAATTCCACCTGATCGTAGAGTGGCAGATGGTGCGGCTGCTGAAACACCTGAAGACTATGCAACACCTGAAGGTAGAGCGCAATCAGCGCAACAGTCAAGAGAAAGTGGAGTTGCTAATCCACCACCACCAGTAAATGCAGAAACTCCTGCGCCAGCAGCAGGAAACTCTACGGCACCAGTACCAACAGATTGTAAAATTATTTACGCTACAACCAACTTTACTGATGACTACAGAATGTCAAAGAACTTTACATTAGGTATGTTAATGGCAGGTGGATTAAATGGTCAGCATAAGTTAGTTGATCAACAATTAACTGGTCCAGATGGTAAAATAAGATTATATACTGTTCAAGAAATTGTATGTAACCTTGCGCAAACTGCCCAGAATATACTTGAGCCAGCATTGGCAGTTCTTCCAGGTGGCATTAGTGGAATGAATAAACAGTGGAAAATTTCATCAGGGTATCGTTTGAAGGGTGTTATAAAAACTGAATCTCCAAATTCATCTCATTGTAAAGGGTTTGCTATTGATATTGCGTTGCTATCAAAGTCCCTACGAGAAACACATGAATTGGCAGTTGCTCTTGAGAAAATACTACCTTATGATCAGTGTATATTAGAATATCGTTTCCCAGGTCAAGTTTGGGTTCACTTAGGATACGGAGTTTCTCAAAGAAAAATGGCGTTTACTATGCTTAATGATAAGACTCATACAAGAGGTAGTTTTGCTCTACTTGATTCTATTACTCCTCCAGGAGCAGTGGTAAAAGGATGACCGCATTAACATATAAAGGTGCGCTTAGTAAGGGTTCAGATGGTGGTGCACCTACTGGCTTAAATACTAAAGTCCAGTGTATAAAAAGTTTTGTTGGTGGTATTTTAATAGGAACTGTTGGTGATCAGTTTGATGCTCATACAGTTGGAAGAACTACTCATCAAACTACACAGCGACAAATAACCTCTGGTGCATCTAAAACTTTCTTTGAGGGTAAAGCAGCAGCTAGAGTTGATGACCCAATCGCTGACGGAGACCAAGTTGCTCAAGGAAATGCAAAGACCTCGGTAGAATAACCTAAATAAGAATATGGCAAACAATACAAGAACATTCTCGGATTTAGATCTAAATTTCACGAAAAATCCCGTGACGATGGACGTTACTCGTCGTTATGATGAGGATGCTGTAAAGAATGCTTTAAAAAACTTGATCTTAACTGGCAATTATGAGCGTCCATTTCATAGCGAGATCGGTAGCCCAATTAGAAAACTTCTATTTGAACCAGCATCTCCAATGCTTGGCGCCATGTTAAAAAGAACAATACAGGATGTTATTACCTCGTTTGAGCCAAGAGTTAACATCATTGATATAATTTGCGTCGTAGCTTCAGATGATCAGACCATTAATGTTACTATTGAATTTACAATATTAAATACGACTGCTCCAATCACGCTAGATTTAACGCTACAGAGAACACGATAAATGGCAACTTCAAATAAAAAGATTAATGTCACAACACTAGATTTTGATGACATTAAAAAGAATCTAAAAACATTCCTAAGTGGACAATCTGAATTTCAAGATTACGATTTTGAGGGTTCAGCCATGTCTGTTCTATTGGACGTTCTGGCATATAATACTCACTATAATGCTCTTTACAATAACCTTGCTATCAATGAGATGTTTCTTGATTCTGCAAGAAAACGTAATAGCGTAGTTTCTATTTCTAAGATGCTTGGTTACTCACCAAGATCTGCCACTTGCGCCAAAGCAACAATTACTCTTACTGTTTCAGCTAATGGTTCTGGTGCAACTACTTTAACATTACCAGCATTTACTCCGTTTACCACTACGATTGATGGAGCTTCTTATACATTCTATACTACTGGTTCAGTTGTTGCCACAAGTTCTACTGGTTTATTTACTTTTAGTGATTTGGTAATTACTGAAGGTACTCCACTAACATTTAATATTCCTGTTGCAACTAATACTCGTTACATTATCCCAAACTCAGCTATTGATTTAAATACACTAACAGTAAGAATTCAAGATTCCGCTTCATCATCAGTGTATACTACATTTACTAAAGCAGAAACTCTAATAGGTGTTGACTCTACAACAAAATGTTTTTGGGTTAAAGAGATTGACGAAGGTTTATACGAATTAACATTCGGTGATGATAATTTAGGAAAGAGTTTAGATACTGGTAATATTGTTCACTTAAATTATTTCGTTTCCAGTTTAGATGCTCCAAATAAAGCACGTCAATTTACATATGGCGGTGGAACATTAATCTCTGGTGCTGCAATTTCTGTTACAACAACTGGTATTGCTGCCAATGGCGCTGCTGCAGAAGATATTGATAGCATTCGTTTTAATGCTCCAAGAATGTATGCTTCTCAGAATAGAGCAGTTACTCCAGACGACTATAAAGCAATCGTATACTCACAATTCTCTGATGCTGCTTCAGTAACTTGTTGGGGTGGTGAGGATAATAATCCTCCAGTTTATGGTAAGGTTTATATTTGCATAAAACCAAAGGATGCGGATAAGTTAACAACAACTCAAAAATCAGCATTAATCGCAACAATTCTAGATCAACGAAATGTTGTTTCGGTTCAGCCCATTATTGTTGATCCAGAATTTATTAATATCGCATTGACTGTTACGGTTTATTATAATGAACAAGCTACTTCTAAGACAGCGTCAGAAATTGCAGCTGGTGTTACTAATACTATCAATGCATATAATGCAAATGACTTGAGTCGCTTTGATGGTGTATTTAGATATTCTAAACTAAGTAAGTTGATTGATAACTCTGATCAGGCGATAACAAATAATATTACTACTGTCTTGTTACGTAGAGAATTAAATGTTCGTTATAATACTTCTGCTCAGTACATATTAAATATGATTAATCCAATCTGGAGTTCTGGTCAACCAGAAGAATCATTTAGAAGCACTGGTTTCTATGTAGCAGGTAGTGATGAATTACATTATCTTGATGACGATGGAGTTGCTCATGTTCGTTTATTTAGATTCGGTGCTAATGGTATTAAGATTGTTGTAAATCCAACAATTGGTAATATTGATTACGCCAAAGGTGTTGTTGATATTAAGAACTTGCACATTACTGCTCTTGCTGATAATGATTTAGAAATTTCTATTCGTCCATTATCAAATGACGTAGTATCAGCGTTGACTCAAATTGCTCAAATTGCTAAAGATCACTTAAAAGTAACTGCGCTTCCAGACCCAACTGCTTCTGGTGATTTGCGTGGTGGTTATAACTACACATTTACTCCTAGTCGTTCATAATGATTACAAGACCTAAAGTCTCGTCTATAGTAGCATCACAGCTACCTGAGTTTATCAGGGATGAGTATCAAACATTCGTTGATTTCTTAAAAGCATACTACGAGTTTCTAGAAACAACGCAGAAAGATCCTACCACATTAAGAGATATTGATAATACTCTTGATTCGTTTATTACGTATTTTAAGGATGAATTAGCAGCAAAGATACCATATTCAACTGTTGATGAGCGATTCCTAATATCAAGAATTAAAGATCTTTATCTTGCAAAAGGTAGTGAAGCATCATATAAACTTCTGTTTAGAATTTTATTCAATAAAGACATTACACTTCAATATCCATCTACTCAGATGCTACGTGCTTCTGATGGTAAATGGAATCAAGACGTTTCAGTTTTCGTAAAGATCCTTATCGGTTCTCCACAAGATATTGTTGGTAAATTAGTAGACGTTGT